AGTATAAACCCCAAAGATTTTTTGATTTGGGAACAGAGTTCCTCGATGCAGTTGGTCTACCTGGACCAGCAATTGGTCACATCAATATGTTCCTTGGACACTCTGATACTGGTAAAACTACTGCATTAATTAAGACAGCAGTTGATGCTCAGAAGAAGGAAATTCTTCCTGTCTTCATTATTACAGAGCAAAAGTGGAGTTTTGAGCACGCACGACTTATGGGCTTTCAGTGTGAAGAAGCTGTTGATGAGGAGACTGGAGAAATCGATTGGGATGGATTTTTTATCTTCAATAATAACTTTGATTACATTGAACAGATTACTGATTACATCAACGATTTGTTGGATGCACAAGAAAAAGGTGAGCTAGAGTATAGTTTGTGTTTTCTTTGGGATTCAATTGGTTCGGTACCATCAAAAATGACTTTTGAAGGTAAGGGTGGTAAACAACACAATGCAGCAACTTTAGCTGATAAGATTGGTATGGGTATCAACCAACGTATATCTGGTTCGAGAAAAGCAGAATCCAAATTTGAAAACAGTTTGATTATTGTGAATCAACCTTGGGTTGAACTTCCAGATAATCCTTACGGACAACCTAAAATCAAAGCTAAAGGTGGTGAAGCAGTGTGGCTTAATAGCTCGTTAGTATTTTTGTTTGGAAATCAAAAAGGAGCTGGTACAACCAAAATTACAGCAACTAAGGATAAGCGGACAGTTAAGTTTGCTAGTAGAACTAAGGTTTCTGTAATGAAGAACCACATTAATGGTTTGGGTTACGAGGATGGTAAAATTATTGTTACACCTCATGGGTTCCTTGCGGGTAAGGATACTACAGAAGAAAAGGCTTCTATCGAAACTTATAAGAAAGAACATTCCGATTATTGGAAAGAAATAATTGGTAGTGATGGGGATTTCACTTTGAAGGAAGAAAAGGACCCAGAGAGCTTCTTATAAGGCTTATTTAGTATGTTAAGAAATGAGTTGTGGCTTGGCTGACTTATGCGGCCAACCACCTCATTTTATTTGTTGAACAATTGAAAAAAAATGTAATTGAAAACTCTCTTAGTTGATGGAGATAATTTATTCAAAATTGGATTCCATGGAGTCCGAGACTTATTCGTTGAGGGTAACCACATCGGAGGAATCTACCACTTCCTCAACACCCTTAGAAAACAACTTGTGGATAATGAGTACGACAAAGTTGTCGTATTTTGGGATGGAAAACATAACTCCCAAGCTAGACGTGAATTATATCCTGCTTACAAATTAAATCGCAAGAACAATATGACTGAAGAAAAACTTGAGTCATACTATTCTCAAAAAAACAGGGTAAAACAATATCTAGAAGAAATTTTTGTTAGACAGATAGAAATTGAAGGTAATGAATCTGATGATTTAATAGCTTTTTATTGTCAAATTTCACGAGATGAAAATAAAATGATTTTTTCATCTGATAAAGATTTGCTCCAGTTAATTGATGAACGAACATCCTTGTATTCTCCCTTGCAAAAATACACCTATCAAAACGGTGACCTTGTAAAATTTGGTAATTCGTACATTCCACATCAAAACATTCTGGTGGCTAAAATTTTTTTAGGAGACCAAAGTGATAATATACAAGGGATTAAACAACTTGGTGAAAAAACATTTGTAAAATATTTTCCGGAGGTACTTGAAAAGCCCATTTCTATTGGTGATATTTTAACAAGAACAGAAGTTCTAGCAAAAGAAAAAGCAAAACAAAACGTATTCAAAAATATTCTCAATGGTTTAACTAAAGAAGGTGAATTAGGAAATGAATTCTACGTAATTAACCAAAAAATAATGGATTTGAATAATCCATTAATCACTGAAGAAGCTAAAGAAATTGTTCAACAATATTATTCTGAATCTTTGGACCCTGAGGGCCGGGAAAGAAAAACAATAATAATGATGATGATGGAAGATGGATTCTTCAAATATCTCCCAAAAACAGACGAAGCGTTCGTCGAATTTTTGAAACCCTTTTTAAAATTAACAAGAAAAGAAAAAAGACAATTTAATCAAACTAAATCAAATTAAAAATGAAAGAAGAAGCAATCATCAAAATGGAATTTCTCTTGACGCTCAATGACAACATTGTTGTTCAGAGATTTTACAATGTGCGCAATTTTAATCCGCAGGCTCGTCACTCTTATGACTTACCATACTTTATGAAACAAGTTGAAGATGACTTGGTTACAGACTTGAAGATGAAAACTGTAATGTATATGATGGATAATCAAGAAGCTATCTATCTTGACCCAGAGATTCTTAACACCTCAAATACTGACGACCCAGAAAACTTCAACATGTATGTCAAATTGGCAGACGATGTTATTTTTCATAGAATTTTCGATGGAAAATTGTACCCCCCAAAAGTTCGTTACACCGTTGACGTACGTCCTAGCTTGAAAAACATCCTCAAAGGATTGACTGACATTTTTTCAGCAGAAAATTTGTGTTACGACTACATGGACTACGACCTATCTCGGTAATATTTACTGAATACATTACAGATTATGACTAAGAATTTTGACTATCTAGGAAACACTTTTCAACTTCAACTACTCAACCAATTAATCTTAGATAAAGAATTCGCCCAGTCGATTATTGATGTTTTAGAACCATCTTACTTTGATAACAAGTATTTCAAACTTGTTATTCAAATGATAAGGGAGTACTACACAAAGTATCAGTCCACGCCAACTTATGATACTCTTGACCAAATAGCTAAAGCAGAGATAAGCCAAGAACTGGCACTCAAGATTGTTCTTGACACTTTGAAGCAAATTCAAGAAGCACCCTTCGAAGGTGGTGTTTTTGTCCAAGAAAAAGCTTTGAAATTTTGCAAGCAGCAAGAACTTCAAAAAGCTATGGACAAGGCTCAAAAGATTATCACCAATGGTGATTTTGAATCTTATGACCAAGTGGAAGGAATGGTTAGAGAAGCACTTCAAGTAGGTGAAAGAGAAACTGGAGTGTTGGATGTATTCACTGGGTTGGATGATGTTCTGAACGATGATTACAGACATCCAATTCCCATGGGTATCGATGGGATTGACAGACTGTTAAAGGGAGGTTTAGCGAAAGGTGAGATTGGAGTTGTACTTGCACCAACTGGTGTTGGTAAAACAACTTTGATGACCAAAATTGCTAACTCAGCATTTAGCATGGGTTACAATGTGTTACAGATTTTTTTTGAGGATAACCCAAAAATTATCCAACGAAAACATTTCACAATTTGGACTGGAATTGAACCTGATAATCTTTCACTTCGAAAGGAAGAAGTTATGGATAAGATTGCTGAAATTCAGAATACGATGCCCAATAAACTGATATTGAAAAAGCTTCCGTCAGATACGATGACTATGGCACAAATCAAGAATCAGGTTCGTAAGATGATTGCCGATGGAACCAAGATTGATATGATTACCCTTGATTACATCGATTGTGTTGTTCCAGAGAACACCAAAAATGATGAATGGAAAGCTGAAGGTTCTGTTATGAGACACTTTGAAGCAATGTGTCATGAACTTGGAATTGCCGGTTGGACAGCCACACAAGGTAACCGTTCATCAATTTCTTCTGAGGTAGTTACTACTGACCAAATGGGTGGTTCAATTAAGAAAGCTCAAGTAGGTCACGTAATCATTTCGGTTGCAAAAACTCTGCAGCAGAAAGAAATGAAACTTGCTACAATAGCAATCACCAAATCCCGTCTTGGACAAGATGGTGTTGTATTTGAGAACTGCAAGTTTGACAATGAGTTGTTGATTATTGATACTGAATCTTCTGTGACCTTCTTAGGTTTTGAAGAACAGCAGGAACAACGCAAAAGTGATAGGGTCAAAGAGCTTATGGAAAAACGCAAGCTTAGAGAACAAACAAATAGTCCGATTTAATTTAGCCATTAAAACTCAAATCTAAAACAAATGAATACAACTGATATTGTTAGTTCAAGTGAACCCCGTTTTGTTATCAAACGCAGTGGTGATAAAGTCCCTTTCGAGGAGGACAAAATAAAAAATGCTATAATTAAAGCAATGCAATCAGTCGGTAAGGTAGACCCTGAAATGGCTGAGAAGATTGCTAGGATTACTAAGAAGGGTATCTTCAGAAATAATAAGATTGGAGTACCACATGTTGATGAAATTCATGACATGGTGGAAAACAAGTTAATGGACAATGGTTTGAATGACGTGGCTAAAGAATATATTATCTATCGCTCAAAGCACCAACCAAATATTTTCATGAAGAGAATTAACCTTAAGCCCTACGAATATCCAGCACTTGTAGAATACGTTGATGCTATTCGTCATTCATATTGGGTTCACACTGAGTTCAATTTCACTTCTGATATCCAGGATTTCATGGTGCATCTGAATGAAAAAGAGAAGATGGCAGTGCAACGTGCAATGCTTGCAATCTCACAAATCGAGATTGCGGTAAAAACTTTCTGGGGTGATATCTACAAGAGATTACCCAAACCAGAAATCGGAAGTGTTGGTGCAACCTTTGCAGAATCTGAAGTGCGACATGCTGATGCATACTCACACTTACTACAGTTGTTGGGATTGAATGGAGAATTTGAAAACTTACTTGAAGTTCCTGCAATCCGTAGACGAATCAAATACTTGGAAAAATCTATCTCCGGCTCAAAGGCTGTGGAAAACCAAGATTACTTTGAATCTGTTGTATTGTTTTCAATGTTTGTTGAAAACGTTTCACTCTTCTCGCAATTCCTGGTAATTATGTCTTTTAACAAACATAAGAATGTGTTGAAAGGTATTAGTAACGCAGTTGAGGCAACTTCAAAGGAAGAGAATATTCACGCTGAGTTTGGTTTTGACCTGGTCAATCTAATCAAAAAAGAAAACCCAAACTGGTGGACACCAGAATTAGTTGAAGATTTGATTCAAGCAACCAAAGAAGCTTTTGAAGCTGAATCAGAAATCGTTGAATGGATTTTTGAAAAGGGTGATTTGGATTTCCTTTCAAAAGCACAAACAATTGAATTCATCAAACACCGTTTTAATGTTTCTTTGAATTCGATTGACATTGAGAATGTTTTTGAAGTCAACGAGAAACTCTTGGAAACTACCGAATGGTTTGATGATGAAATCCTCACAACAAAACACACTGACTTTTTTAACAAGCGTAGTATTAATTACAGTAAAAAATCAAAATCTATTACGCTTAACGATTTATTTTAATTTAAAAACAACGACAATAACAATATGGAAAATAGAGAACCTTTTGACTGGATTAATGATGAGTCAATTACATTCCTCCGACGAGGATATTTGAGTGAGGGTGAGCAACCCTTAGAACGAATAAGAACAATCGCTGAACACGCTGAAAAGATTTTGGGGATTGATGGATTTGCTGATAAATTCTACGACTACATGGGTAAAGGATGGTATTCACTGTCTTCTCCTGTGTGGGCAAACTTTGGAAAAAAGCGTGGATTACCTGTAAGTTGTTTCGGTTCAAATATTGGCGACAACATTGAGTCAATTCTTTACACTCAAGCTGAAGTCGGTGAGATGAGTAAAATGGGGGGTGGAACATCCGGTTATTTTGGAAACATTCGTGGTAGAGGTGCTGAAATTACTGATAATGGTCACGCACCTGGCTCTGTACACTTCATGAATTTGTTTCAAAGTGTTGTTGATAACATTTCACAAGGTTCAACTCGTCGTGGACGATTCTCCCCTTACCTTCCAGTTGAACACCCAGACATCATGGAGTTTTTGGAAATTGGTACCGAAGGTTTTCCTATCCAAGATTTAACGCATGCTGTAACGGTATCTGACCAATTCATGGAAGAAATGATTGCTGGAGACAAAAAGAAACGAGCTATTTGGGCTAAAGTAATTCAACGTAGAGGTGAAATTGGTTATCCATACATTATGTTCTCTGATACAATGAACAACAAGGCACCAGAGGTCTATCAAGAAAAAGGGATGAAGATTTATAACTCAAATCTTTGTTCGGAGATTGCACTTCACAACTCAGAAGAAGAATCTTTTGTTTGTGTTCTATCATCAATGAATGTTTTGCACTACGACGAGTGGAAAGATACTGATGCGGTTGAAATGATGATTTATTTCTTGGATGCTGTTGTTACTGAATTTATCGAAAAAATTGATGCTATTAGAAATAGTGGTACAATTGAAGGACAACGTGCATTCTTTTATCTAGAAAAAGCATACAACTTTGCAAAGAGACAACGTGCTCTTGGTTTGGGAGTTTTGGGATGGCATTCATTGTTGCAATCCAAAGGATTACCATTTGATTGTCGTGATACAGCTAGATTGAATGTCGAAGTATTCAAACTCATCAAAGAAAAATCGTATAAGGCATCTGCTGAACTTGCACAGATGTTTGGTGAACCTGAAACTTTGGTTGGCTATGGTCGTAGAAATGTCACTTTGAATGCAATCGCACCAACAACTTCATCAGCGTTCATTCTTGGACAAGTTTCACAATCAATCGAACCTATTTGGTCAAATTGTTATGTGAAGGACGTTGCTAAACTAAAAGTGACCATCAAAAATCCTGTGTTGAAAAACCTTCTCGCTAGTATGGGAAAAGACACCAAGACAACTTGGGATAGTATCAAAAAGAATGATGGTTCAGTTCAGCACTTGGAATTTTTGACTGATGAACAAAAAGAGGTTTTCAGAACTTTTGCAGAAGTGAACCAGTCGGCAATTATCAATCAAGCGGCTATCCGACAAGATTTTATTGACCAGGCTCAATCCTTGAACCTTATGGTTTCTCCGGATATGCCTACAAAAGACGTCAATAAGCTTTTGGTAGATGCATGGCAGTTGGGAGTTAAAACTCTTTATTACCAACATTCAATGAACTCAGCCCAAGCATTTGCTAGAAAGAAATTGAATGTAAATGACTTGCACTGCGCATCATGTGAGGCATAAATAAAGGTTTAGTACCTTAATGAATGAAAAACCCGACAAAGAACTTGTTGGGTTTTTTCATTTCTTATAAAAATTTTCAAGGTATATTTATGTGATATGGCAGATGGTGTTACATATGGTTTAGCGTTTCCCTTTGAAAACTCCAATAAAGGAGATTATCTATTATTGACAGAAACGCAATTTGCGCAAATTAGAAGTGACCTAATTCACTTGTTACTAACAAGAAAAGGTTCTCGATACTATCTCCCAACATTTGGCACTAGGTTATATGAATTTCTATTTGAACCTTTTGACGGTTTAACCTTTGATGCTATTGAAGCAGACATAAGAGATTCTGTTCAACAATTTATGCCAAACTTACTTATAAACAATATTACAATTGAACCTGCAGACCCTTCTGAAGAAGTTCCACTTGCAAGAGGTGAAAGTATTCCAGGACAAGCGAAGGATAATGTTTTCCGTGTTCCTGGAAAAGGTACCTCGGAGTATACAGCAAAAGTTAAAATTGATTATGCTGTAGATAATAACACTTTCGCACAAAGTGATTTTGTTATCTTGAATATTTAACAATATATGGCTACAAACAGAATATCCTACACTGCTAGGGATTACGAAAGCATCAGGGTTGAATTACAAAACTATGTAAGAACATACTATCCTGAATTGATTCAGGATTTCAACGATGCTTCAGTATTTTCTGTTTTTCTTGATTTGAACGCTGCAATTGCCGACAACCTACATTACAATATCGACAGAAGTATCCAGGAAACAGTCCTACAATATGCCCAGCAAAGGTCCTCAATATACAATATAGCCAGAACATACGGTCTTAAAGTTCCCGGACAAAGACCTTCAGTTGCTTTAGTTGATTATTCAATTACTGTTCCTGCTTTTGGGGATAAGGAGGATGAAAGATACTTAGGTATTCTCACTCGTGGTTCACAGGTTTTTGGTGCTGGTATTGCATTTGAAAACCAAAACGATGTTGATTTTGCTTCACCATATAACAGTTCGGGATTTCCAAACAGAACAAAAATTCCTAACTTCGATGCTAACGGAAACTTAATTAACTATACAATAACCAAAAGAGAATTGGTTGTTAATGGTATAACAAAAGTTTTTAAAAGAGTTATCAATCCAGCCGACGTTAGACCTTTCTACGAATTGTTTCTTCCTGAGAAAAACGTTTTGGGGATAACAAGTGTGCTTCTGAAATCGGGAACTAACTATACCAACGTGCCAACAGCATCAGAATTTATTGGTTTAGAAAATAGATGGTTAGAGGTTGATGCTTTAGCCGAAGATAGAGTTTTCATTGAAGACCCAACAAAAGTCTCTGACCAGCCAGGAATTAAAGTAGGAAGATACGTTCAAACAAACAGTCGTTTTATTACGGAATTTACTCCAGAAGGATTTTTGAAAATGACTTTTGGAGGAGGTACAACTTCAGCTCAAGATAGTTTGAATGCTTTCACAAATCTGGGGGTTCCAGTTAACATCCAATCTCTGAGTAATAACTTCTCGCTAGGGTCGACACTAGCACCAAACTCAACACTATTTGTACAATACAGAATAGGTGGGGGATTAGCTACAAACATAGGGACAAACGTTATTAACCAAGTTGGTACTGTATCATTCTTTGTTAATGGACCTTCACAAACCATTAACTCTGCTGTAATCAACTCACTGAGGTGTAATAACCCAACGGCGGCCATAGGTGGTTCAAATGTTCCCACAACCGAAGAAGTTAGAAACTATGTAAGTTTTAACTTTTCAGCTCAAAAAAGAGCCGTTACTGTTAATGATTATGAGTCTTTACTTCGCAACATGCCAAGTCAATTTGGTGCACCAGCAAAAGTATCAATTACAGAAAACAACAACAAAATCCTAATTAATTTACTATCTTTTGACACCTCAGGTAAATTGACAAACATTGTATCAAATACCCTAAAACAAAACGTTGCAAATTACCTCTCTAACTATCGAATGATTAACGATTACATTCAGGTAACCACTGCGAACGTGATTGACCTTGGGGTTGAAATTTCAGTTGTTCTTGATGCCACCCAAAATTCTGGTCAAGTTGTTTCTGAGATTGTTAACCGAGTGTCTGAATATTTTAATCCAATCGGAAGAGAGTTAGGGCAGAACGTATATTTGTCGCAACTAAGAAGTATTGTTCAGAATCAAATAGGGGTTATTACGGTAACTGATATTGTAATTTCAAATAAAGTGGGGGGTCAGTATTCCGGAGCTGAAACATCAATGGCTTATTCAGACCCAGAATTGAAAATTATTGCTCCTGTTGATGATACAATCTTTGCTGAGCCAGACCAAATCTACCAAGTTAGATATCCTCAAAAAGATATTGTAGTAAGAGTTAAGAATTTACAGAACGTATCTTTTACTTAACATCTTTATTTAATTTTCATACCGGGTATATTTTGATTAGGAAAGTGTTTTTGAAAAAAAACACCATAAATATTTATCATTAAAACCTTGAATGGGACAGTCCTTGAGAATAAACACTAGTGTTGGTATAGATAAAAACATTTCATTCCAATTAGACCAAGATTTTGAGTTCCTCGAAATCCTATCTCTTCAAATATTTCAAAATGATATTTATCCAAGAGATTGTGCTGATTTCGGAGTTGTTGTTGGTAGAGTTGTTGCAAACGGTGGACTTGGAATACCAAACGCAAAAGTATCGATTTTTGTTCCAATCACAGAGGCTGATGCCCTGAACGACAGAATAGTTCAGTTATACCCATACACACAACCTAACG